ACAAGAAGCCGCTAGAATTCCCGAATAAGGATAGAAAATGACTCAGCCGATTGACATTATCACCAGAGCCATGAAGGACATTGGCGCTGTTGCCGCAGGTGAAGTGCCTACGGCTGATGAGGCGCAAGATGCGCTTGATATGCTGAATGATATGTGCGCTCAGTGGTCGAATGAAAACATGATGGTTTTCTATCGGTCAGAGATCATATTTCAAACCACTCAGAACCAAGTTCAATACACCATTGGCCCAAGCGGTCAAATGGGTGCAACTTTTACAGGTTCAATTTCGGGAACGACTTTGACTGTGCCTGCTGATGGAGTAACAGCTGGTGGCATCAATATTGGTATGACTTTGAGTGGCGCAGGCATCACTGCTGGGACGCGCATAGTAGCCTTTAAAACGGGCGCTGGCGGCAATGTTAACGAGGGTGGCACATACACTGTCAGTCCAAGCCAAACGGCCTCAAGCACAACAATTACAGCCTACTATGAGCGTCCTTTGACGATTGAGTCAGGCTTTGTTCGTGTGGCAACCATGCAAGGCGGCTCAAACATTGCGGGTGGTTACTTAGACTATCCTTTGACAATTTTTAGCCTCGAAGAATACGAATCTATCGGCATCAAGCAATTGAATGGCCCTTGGGCTAAAGGCATTTACTATCAGCCTTCAGAGTTGTTGGGGACGATCTATGTTTACCCAAACCCTTCTCAGGGTGAGTTGCATCTGTTCACTCAGACAATCTTTAGAGAATTCCAAAGCCTGAATGACACCATCCAACTGCCCCAAGGCTATAACATGGCTTTGCGGTGGTGCTTGGCTGAAAGACTTTTGCCGATGTTTGGTAAGGTAAATCCAGTTCAGATCGGAATGATTAATGCCTATGCAGCTCAAGGCAAAGCAACAATCAAGCGCACCAATATGAAGCCAGTGCAAGTCGCACGATACCCTGACAGCCTGATGACGGGTCGGGCCAGAGATGCTGGGTTCATTATGGACGGAGGCTTCCGATAATGGCAGACTTTGGCTTTGTCGGCACTTCATACACTACCCCATCGATCTATCAAAACGATCAGGAGTGCATTAATTTCTTTGCTGAAATTGATCCTACCAAACAAGCTGGCGAACGTGGGATTGTGGCGCTGTACCCGACTCCAGGCTTACTGTTAAAAACTCAACTTGCTGCGGCTGAAGTTCGTGGACTTCACACTTTGTCGGGCGGACAGATTCTGATTGCTGTTTCAGGATCAAATGTGTACTCAGTCGATACAAGCATGGTGGCAACCTTAATCGGCACGTTGTTGAGCACTGCTGGACAAGTTTCAATTAGCGACAACATTACGACAAACAACGGTTTAACTGCTTACATTGTTGATGGTGCAAATCGTTACACATGGGTTGTGGCAACAAATACTTTTGCAGCATTACCCAGCACTGATGGCCCCTGGCAAGGGGCAAGCGTCACAGAACAAGTAGATAATTATTTTCTGTACAACGAGCCAGGAACGCAAAATTGGGCTTGTAGCGACCTTGGTACTGCGTCATCATCTTTGGCTCTTTATGGTTCGGCTGATGGCTACAGTGACCTTTTGGTCAGCTTAATTGTTAACAATAGGCAAGTTTATCTGTTGGGTGAAACAACCACCGAAGTCTGGACAGATGTTGGTAATGTTATTCAGGGAATTACAACCTTTCCATTTCAAAGAGTTCCTGGGACATCTTCCCAGAAAGGTCTTGGCGCACAATTTTCGGTGGCGCGGCTCGATGGAAGTTTTGTTTGCGTAACAAGAGACAATCGCGGTGATGGCACTATTGAAATGATGCAAGGCTACTCATGGGTACGTATTTCTACTCATGCGGTTGAGCAATCTTTGATTGACCAATATACAGGCGATGCAGTAGCTTACAGCTACCAGATTGAAGGCCATGAAATGTATGTCTGCACTTTCCCATCGGTGGGTGAGTATGGCCTGACATGGGTTTATGACCTGTCCACTAAGTCATGGCATAAATGGCTTTATTGGGATGCAGACAACGCTGTTTATAAACGCCATCGTTCAAACTGCGGTGCTTTTTTCAACAATATGTACATCGTGGGTGACTACGAAAACGGCAGGCTTTACAGCCTAGAGAACGAAGTTTATACAGACAATGGTGCAACCATCAGGCGTTTGCGTAGAGCGCCGCATTTGACCACTGACTTACAGCGACAGTATTTTGAGGAATTTCAAATCCAATTCCAACCTGGTGTTGGTTTGAATACTGGTCAAGGCGATGATCCGCAGGCGATGCTGAGATGGTCAAATGATGGCGGTTCTACATTTTCTAATGAACATTGGGTAAGCATTGGCAAGATTGGTCGATATTTGAACCGCGCTATTTGGAGACGGTTAGGATGGTCAAGGGATCGAATTTTTGAGGTAGTGCTTACCGACCCTATTAAAGCGGTCATTGTGTCTGCAAATCTAAAAGCAAGCGCAGGGGATAATTAATGGCTACGGCTCCAAATGCCAACATTATTATTCCGTATTCACCTTTTTTGGATGAGAACACGGGACGTCCTTCTCAGCCGTGGCTGCAATGGTTATTAAATCCATCGGTTATTTCTATAAATCTTGGCAGTGCGTTAGGTGTTACATCTGGAGGTACTGGCCTTACAACCATACCAACCAATGGTCAATTGCTAATTGGTAATGGTACTGGATACACGTTAAACACTTTAGGTTTTGGTGCTGGTATATCGGTTACAAATGGTTCAGGAACAATTAGCATTGCCAATACGGGTGTTTTAAGTTTTTCCGCTGGCACCACAGGGTTAACCCCAAGCGCCGCGACAACTGGTGTAGTTTCTTTGGCGGGGACTTTGATAGCCGTAAATGGCGGGACAGGGTTTTCTTCTTACGCTGTGGGCGACTTGCTTTATGCCGACACCACAACTACTTTAGCCAAATTGCCTGACGTTGCTACGGGTAACGCTTTAATTTCAGGCGGTGTCAGCACGGCCCCAACGTGGGGAAAGATTGGCTTAACGACTCATGTAAGCGGCATTTTGCCTATTGCCAACGGCGGCACTGGCGCAACAACTAAGGCGGCAGCGTTTAATGCCTTGTCGCCCATGTCCGCAGCGGGTGATGTAATCTATGGCGGCGTTAGTGGCGCAGGCACTGCATTGGCAATTGGTGCTGCTGGTCAAGTATTGACGGTCAACAGCGGTGCTACAGCACCACAATGGTCAACACCAACTACGGGAACTGTAACTAGCGTTTCGGCTTTAACACTTGGAACAAGCGGAACTGATCTTAGTTCAACGGTTGCAAATAGTACAACAACACCCGTAATTACTTTAAATGTACCAACAGCATCTGCCACTAATCGTGGTGTTTTAAGCTCTGCGGATTGGACCACATTTAACGGCAAACAGCCTGCGGGTTCTTATATAACCGCATCTAGCACAGATACACTAACAAACAAGCGCATTACGCCAAGAGTTGCTACAGTCACTTCTAGTGCAACTCCAACGATTAACACAGATAATGTGGATGTTTATGGTTTGACGGCACAAGCAGTAGACATCACATCGTTTACGACCAACCTTTCAGGCACTCCAACAAACGGGCAATTGTTGCGTATATATATTGTAGGTACGGCAGCCCGTGCAATCGCTTGGGGGTCTTCTTTTGAGGCATCAACTACTGCATTGCCAACTACTACCGTATTAACAAATAGGTTAGACGTTGGGTTTGTCTGGAATGCTGCAACTAGCAAATGGCGCTGTTTGGCGTATGCTTAAATATGACAACAATTACTTTAACAAATTCAAAAAAAGATGTAATTATGAATATTGCTAAACTTACATTTAGTTATAAATATAACAACACAAATAATGCAATATATAAAGCAAATGTAGGCGAGGGACTTTTAAGGCATGAGCATACATTTGCCCACACCACCGTGTGCGTTCAAGGTAAAATTATTGTTCGTAAAGAAAACAAAGAAATAATAATCAGCGAGGGTGAAAACCCGTTACTTCTTACTGAAAATGAATGGCATGAAATAGAAGCGCTTGAAGATAATACTATTTTTATAAACCAATTTCCATTTGGAATGAAGGAATAATTATGGCTATTCTTGCAGTTATTAACTCAACTACAAATGAATTAGTGTCCACAATCGTGGCAGAGTTAACTGATTATTGCCCTGACGGATGTTACTTTGTAGAACTTCCTCCAGACCATACATGGGTTAAAGGTGAAATTGTTTCTTACGCTAGTTTAAAACCTGAATCAACACCATTGCAGGTATTTTAATGCCAGTAATTGTTCTTACATCGGGTACGCAATGGCTTGTCCCGCCAGATTGCAGAACAGCAACAATTGAAGCTGTTGGCGCTGGCAGCTATAATGGCGGATCATATGCAAAATCTACCAATGTATCTTTTACTCCGGGATCATTTGTTAATATAAGTATTGCAGCAGGCGCAAGCGGTGGTAAAACTTGGTTGAATACTAGTTCAACTCCAAGGTATATGCCAAAATATATAACTTGGTCTGGCACTCAATTTGTTGCACTTGACAACACAAATAATATTATTACAAGTCCCGATGGTGTTACATGGACACAGAAGCCAGGGCTTACAAGCATTTTTAACACAGAGTATTTGTCTATTGCCGCCAATGGATCAAACATTGTTGTCTGTCCAGAAAGTAGCGCTTTTACCCAAGTTGCAATATCAAGCGGCACTAGCTGGTCCGCAGTTACATTACCAACTGGCGCTTATATTAAATATCCAGTGTGGTTTGTAAACGGTACTTTTATTGTTAGTAGCATTAACAATTCCGCTTTTCCGCCAACTATTTATCAATTTGCAAGCACCGACAACGGCGCATCTTGGACAACCACAAGTACAAGAGTTACTAGTTCTGCACCAAATCGTATTGAATACAATGCAAGCCCAGTAATTTACGAAAATTCTTTATACACAACTGTAGGCTCTTATATTCCAACTAGTGGACCAACACCATTTGGCGTAGGTTATTCTTCATCAGCAAGTGGAGCGCAAACTATTATTACACAGGCCACTTTAGGATTTACTGGTTATGTAGTAAGTGCTATTGCTTATGGCGCAGGTCTGTATGTTGTAGTCGGTGAAAATGGGCTTATATCCACAGCCCCAACTTTGACCTCCGCATGGACTCCAAGAACATCTGGTGTTACTGATGGTTTATCAAGTGTAATTTTTGATGGAACTAAATTTATTGTTGCTATTTCTGGTGGATTAACAGGTTCTAACTATTATCGAGTTTTAGTAAGCAGTGATGGCATTACTTGGACACTTTCCACAACAACATCACCAGTATCTGGACTTGTTCCCGCCAATTCACTATTTAATACTGGGTCTGGTATATATGCAATAGCGGGTATTTCAATTTCAAAAACCATTAATAGTGGGACCAGTTGGAGTCAAATATTTATTGGAGACGGTAGTCCTCTTTCTGTGAGCACCGGAGTTTCTGCTGCTGGCGGTGGTATTTCTCCATTAGTTCAATCCATAAATAGTATATATACATCTGGAGCCGGAAATTTTTACCAAGGCGGCACAGTAGGAGTTACCAGTATTGGTTGTTGTTTTGATGTTCAAGGTGGATTTGGCGGCGGCGCTGGACCCAATGGGCAAGGCGGCAATGGTGGAGATTACGGCGCTTACGGTGCTGGCGGTGGTGGAGCGGCTAACTATGGTGGGAATGGAGCTGTTGGCGGCGGCTACGTTGGCGGCTTCGGTGGCACAAGTCGAACAGGTTCTTTGGGCGGTGCAGGAGGTACTATTTCCACTCCCGGTGGTAGTGGAACAAATGGTTCTGGGGGCGGTGGCGGTGTAGCCACTTATTCTGCTGGTGGAGCAGGTAGCCTTGAAACTATTACTGCATGGACAGATTTTGCGGGGGCAACTTATGGAGTTGGCTCGGGTGGTGGAGGGCAAAATGGACCGGCAGGCGGCCCCGGAGGCGGGGGCACTGGCACTTTAGGCCAAGGCATAATTGTTATTACATATACGTCACAGCCATTATCAGGCACGTATACGCAAGTAGTTACATCAACCCAAAACATTTATGTCCCATCTGGTGTGACAAGTTTAGTTGCTAGAGCTATTGGCCCCGGATCACAAGGTGGTAGATACACGGGAGTTTTAGAAAACGGCGGTGGTGGCGGTGCATATGCAGAGTCAACTATAACAAGCCCAGCATCAGGTGCTGGATACGCCAATGTGCCAAGTGCAAGCGTTTGGGGTGCAACAGCGGACACTTGGTTTCGGGCATCGGGCAATACTGCCCCAACAACATCTGCAGAAGGAGCGCTTGCAAAAGGCGCATCTAACGGCACAGGTGGCGCTGCGTCACCGTCAAGCATTGGTAGCACAACATATGCTGGCGGCAACGGCGGCGCTTCAATCTTGCAAACCTCAACCACAAACAAGCAGCGTGGTGGCGGTGGTGGCGGTGCGGCTGGTCCTTCCGGTGTAGGCAGGAACGGCGGATCGGCTTCAACTGCTGCGGCAACTTCAGCAAACGGTGGTGGCGGTGGTGGTGGCGGCACAAATGCAGGAAGCTCAACCGTTGGCGGCACGCCTGTTATTACAACCACAACCGGAGGCGTGGGCGGCACTGGCCCAACAGGTACAGCAGGCGGGTCAGGCGGAACAACAACTGTTGTTGCTGGCGCTGGTTCAAACGGTTCTGGTGGTGGTGGTGGTTCTGCATCTACCTCCACAACAAACATTGCATTGCGACATGGCGCGGCGGGTAGCCAATTTAATGTTTCTACACCCATCGCATGGGTGTCTAATGGTATAAATTACGGCCCTGGTTCTGGCGGTGGTGGCGGTGGTATTGGTGTATCCACCACTTTGTTTGGTAATGGCGGTGCTGCGGGAGGTTATGGCGGGGGAGGCGGTGCTGCTTCTGGAACTACTGCTGCGGCTGGCGTTCGCGGATCAGGCACTGGAGGACTTGTTGTTCTTACTTACACTGTTGTTGGTGTTACAAACACCTCCAATTTTTTCTTAATGTTTTAAGGATATAAACATGGCACTCATCAAATCAATTGATACTGACTACGGCATTCCAGCTCAATACTGGATTTGACGGTGCACAGGACGCATAACGTGAACGATTTAAATTTGCCAACATTTGTATCCCGTGAGCAAGTTGAGCGATTGCAGGGTGAAATGGTAAAAATGCCACAGGTTGAATTGGCAACTGAGCATTGTTTTAGCCCGGGTATGTATATGAGAAAAGTCTTTCGTCCAGCTGGCACATTGATTGTGGGAAAAGTTCATAAAGAACCCCACTTTTTTTTATGTGCTAAAGGAGAGATAATTGCTTGGACAGAAAGCGGCATGAAACGGCTTCAGGCTGGAGACGTTGTGGAAAGCAGGCCAGGAACTAAGCGGGTGACGTTGGCTATGACGGATGCAATTGGCATCACCATACACAGAACTGACAAGATCGATCTTGATGAAATTGAAGCTGAGTTGATTGAGCCAAATACAACCGCACTTTTTGATGCCAATAATGACATTAAAAAATTAAGAATTGAAGGGGAATAATATGACTTGGATTGCATCTGCAATATCATTTTTAGGGCCAGTTGGAACTGCCGTTGCTGGTTCTGCTTTATTAGGCGCCTATGGCTCTAGTCAACAAGCAAGTGCCGCAAACCGTGGCGCACAAATGCAGGCTGATGCAGCTGCACGGGCTGCCGCACTCCAGGAAAAGCAATATGCTGATTTGCAACCTTACCGCGAATCAGGCCAGCTTGGATTAAATAAAATCCAAGATATGCTCCCTTACTTCACAAAAGAAGTAACGGCACAAGATTTGCGAAATATGCCAGGTTTTGAGTTTGGCTTAAACCAAGGCACAGGTGCAGCTGGTCAATCCATGAATGTTGGTGGCGGTGGGTCTAATGTAGATTTAGCAAGAACTAAATTTGCAACGGATTACGCCACTAACGTAGGTTTGCCTCAATACCTATCACAGCGAACTGGCATCTTTAACACGCTGGCAAGCATTGCGGGTATTGGTCAAAAAAGCCAAGAACAATCAGGCAACATTGCTTCTAACATTGGTCAGCTTGGCGTTGGTGGTGCTTCTGCTTTGGGCGCAGGTCAGATCGGTGCTGCTAATGCGATGGCGGGTGGATACGGACAAATTGGCAATGCTGCCACACTTGCCAGTTTACTAAGACCACAAACACAACCAGGTGCAGTAGGAAATTTTGTTGCGCCAACAGGCAATATGCCACCCGTTGATTATTCCCTTGGTGGCCTAAATCTAAAGACATAGGAATATCATGGCAGATTTTAATTTCAAACCAATTGGCACAGAAGTTCGGCCCGTTCAGGGTGCATCCCTTGGTGACATGATAAATGTTGCCCGTGGCGCACAGCAGTACCAGCAAGCGGCACAAGCCAACCCATTAGAACTTCAACGTCTTCAAGCGGAAACTAATGTTGCAACTGGAACTGAACGTCCAAGAATTACAAGTTCAGAACAAGCGGCTCAAACGGCTCAAGTTGGAACCCAATCTGCACAATTGGATTTTGCCAACAAGCAAGTCAATGCTGTTGCTGGTCGTTTAACAAGTCTGATTAACAATCCTTTGATCATCACAGCGGAGCAGAATCCTCAAGCCGTTGACTCTGCTAGATTGATGGATATTGTAAAAAAATATGGTGAAGAACAGGCGTCTTCTTTGGGAATTCCCAAAGATAAAGCCGAACAGTTGTTGCAACCGTATTTGGAGCAAACTAAAAACCCTGCGGCAATTCGTCAGTTCTTGAAAGACAAATTGTTAAGCACTTTAGATCAAGGATCACGCCTCACCGCAATGCAACCCACTGGTATTGGTATCAATACAGGTGCGGGTGGCTACACAGTTCAAACAGGTCAGTTTGGGCCATATGCGCCTGGTCAAGTCTTGCCTGGTACTACATTTGAGCAACAAATCCCACCAACACAACAAGTTGTTACCCCAACTGGCCAGACGCAACTTATTGGGCCAATGTCTCAGCGTGGCAACCAGCCTATGGTTACAGGTCTTGGCCCCGCTCAAACATCACTTTTGGGTGCTGGTGCTACAACCATGGCGACAGACTTGTCTGCAACTATTAAAGATGCAGCAGAAGCCCCAAGTCGTGTGGCTATCTTCCAGAATATCAAAAAGTTCGCTCCTGATTCTTTCACAGGTGTTGGTGGTCAGCGCAAAGAATTGGCTGCTGGTATTCTTAACGCAATTGGCATCCCTGCTTATGAGGCCGAAAAAGTTAGCACTGAAGAATTAGCAAAGAACTCTGCTTTGTTGGCTTTAGCGGGTGGAAATACAGATGCGGCAAGGGCATTGGCTGAAGTTGCAACCCCTAACAAGAAGTTAAACGAAAAAGCCATTCTTGCTATTGCTGATCAAATGATCGGCATTGAGAACATGAAGGTTGCCAAGGCTAATTATTTAACCCCTGCACAAAATGATGCAACGCAATATGGGCAGAGAAAGTTGCAGTTTGATCAGATTGCAGACCCTCGCATCTTCCAAGAAATGACTGCACAAGATGTAGCCAAATTAAAAACTTCTATGTCTGCGGCAGAACAGGCAGAATTGACCCGTAAGATTCGTTTGGCACGACAAATGGGGATCATTCGATAATGGCAACACTCGCTGAACTGTGGGAATCGGAAGCCCCTGCGCCAGTTAAAAGCGCCAAAGTTCCATCTCAAGATCAGGCCATGCGCGATCAAGGCCGAATGGATATTCTCCAAAAGGAAATGGCATCGGCACAAGAGAGACTTTTAAAAGGTGATGTAAGGGCGCAGGGCGACATCAATGCGCTTACCCGTGAGATGGGTGGCAAGGTTGCCCGTACAGCGCCTGCTGCCCCATCTGTTGCTCCATCTGTGGCCCCTACAAGTGGAACATTGGCTGACTTGTGGGAATCAACCCCTGCGGCTACAACCAAAGAACAAATTACAGAAGCAAAGCCAAAAGAAGAATCAAAAGTAAGAAGTCTAGTTGGTAGCATTTTGGGCCAAGGCTTAGAAATGCGTAAACAAGTTCCAGGCTTATTGGCATCTGCGGCTGATGTAGTTGCAAGCGCCCCTTCTGCTATTGCAAGCACTATTGGTTACGGAGCAGGTAGATTGTTTGGCCTATCCCCTGAAGAAGCCACAAAAGCCTCACAAAAGGTAGGCGGTGCACTTGCGGAGCCTGTTGGTCGTATGACAGGCTTATCGCAGACTGAGGGTTATCGTCAAGCCTTGCCAACTCAAATCATGGAATACATTGGCAAGAACATTGGTGAGGGCGCACAATCAATTTCGCAAAAATTTGGTGTTCCCGTTGCCGATGTTGAAAACGCAATAAATGCGGCTTTGATGGCGGGTGGTGCGGCTGTTCCTAAAGTTGTTAAAGGAATAAAATCTGCGGCTGCTGAACTTACGTCCACGCCAGCTGCTGCGCCTTCTGCTGCCCCATCTTCAACTATTGCCAAGCCTGGAATGGTCAGTGCTGGAGCAGCGGTCGTTCCTGATGCCACCACAATTAAGCAAGCCTTGTCTGTGGCAACTCCAGAATTGCAACAAGCAATTTCCTCAATCCCTGTTGAAAAAGTTAATTTGCCAACTTTGCAACGGCACATTGAAGCCGACACTTTGCCTGTTCCTATTCGCTTAACAGAAGGCCAAGCTACTGGTGATGTGATCAAGTTGTCTAATGAGCAAAATAGGCGCGGCAGAGATTCTGAATTGGCTCAACGATTTAATGAGCAAAATGGTCAGTTAGTTGAAAATCTTGGTTTGATTCGTGACAAAGCTGCCCCTGATGTTTATGGCACTAAAAAGATTGAAAACAGCCAAGGCATTATTGATGCGTACAAAGAAATCGATACCAATCTAAACAAAGGAATCAACTTAGATTACCAAGCCTTGCGTGACGCAGCTGGTGGTCAGTTTCCTGTTGATGCTCCTCAGTTGCTTAAGAACATAGAAACAAAACTTAAAAAAGAATTGTTGTCTAACGAAGCGCCAGCTGGTCAGTTTAAAGAACTCCAGCGTTTGGCTGACAGCAACGTTATGACCTTTGAGGATTACTTGTCTTTGAGGCGAAATCTTGGTGATGTGGCAAGGACAAATGCTGATGGCAGTATTCGCAAAGCCGCTGGTTACATGATTGAAGAATTGGAAAAGTTGCCACTTCAAAAAGAAGCCGCTGCGCTAAAGCCTTTGGCTGATAAAGCTAGAGCATCTGCCAAAGCAAGATTTCAAATGCTTGAAAAAGACCCCGCTATGAAAGCAGCGGTGGATGACTCTGTTCCCGCAGACAAGTTTATTGACAAGTTTGTGGTCAATGGCGTAAACAAAAACATCAATACGATGGTTGAAAATTTAGGCAAAGACTCTGCCGCACATCAGCACATGGCTGCTGGAACTGTTAACTGGCTTACAGACAAAGCGGGTATTGTTGATGGCAATGGCAACTTTAGCCAAGCTGGTTACAACAAAGCTTTAAAGAAATTGGATGACGTTCAAAACCTAAACGCCATCTTTAACCAAGAAGCTGCATCCCAACTTAAGACTTTGGGAAATGTTGCCCGTTATACGCAAGCACAGCCCCGTGGCGCGTTTGTAAATAACTCCAATACATTGGTAGGTTCATTAGCTGAAAAAGCGGCTAGAGGCGTTTCTATGGGCGTTGAAAAGGGTTTGAACGTGGCTGTTCCAGGTTTGCAACTCGGAACATCTGTGATTGAAATGAGAGCAAGACGAGCCGCAGAAGCTGAAACTCGTAAAGCTCTTGAAACTGGTGCTGGAACTCAGCAAACTGGCAAAAACAAAATTCAGGATTTAGGCAAATAATGGAAACCCAACAAATCATTAACGTTGCACTTGGTTTCGTTGCTTTCCTTGGCGGCTGGGTGCTTAACAATATTACCAAAGCCATTGAACGCTTAGATACGGATGTAAGGGCTATGCCTACCAGTTACGTTTCTAAAGACGATTACCGCCATGACATTTACGAAGTTAAAGAAATGCTTGGCAAGATTTTTGACAAACTTGACGCTAAAGTAGATAAGTAATGTTGGACCCCATAACAATCAGTGCTGCGTTTGCCCTTGCGAAAAGCACTATTGCCGGGGTCCAAGAAGCCATCCAGATGGGCAAAGACTTGCAGGAATGCTCTGGCGACCTGATAAAGTTCTTTGAGATGCGCGATACCGTGGCGCGAGCCGCTACGGAGGACAAGGGCAAGAAACGCTCAGACATGGGCCAAGCCCTTGACACTGTCATGCAGGCCAAGGCGCTCAGAGATGCCGAGAAGAAGCTTAAAGAGCAACTGATCTACTCTGGGCAGGGCGACGTGTGGGAGGCCATCCAAGCCGAATACAACATGATTGTGGCTACCCGCAAACGTGAAGAGCGAGAAGCTGAAGCCGCCGCCAAGAACAGACGTGAAAAAATGGCTGAGATGGTGGAAACGATATTTTATGGCTTGGCTGGTTGCATTGTTGGTGGCCTGATTTGCTGGGGCACTTTTGAATTTATTGTGTACAAAATGAAAGGTTGATATGAATGAATTACTTTCTCTCCTCAAGGGCGCTGCACCTACTCTGGCTACCATTGTTGCTGGTCCTTTGGGTGGTGCTGCTGTGTCTGCTATTGCTGGCAAATTTGGTGTTGCCGACAGCGTGGAAGCCGTAGCCAAAGCCATCGCTGGCGACCCACAGGCAGCGCAGAAACTGGCTGACTTAGAGCTGGAATACGCCAAGTTGGACGCCGCCGACCGTGACAGCGCACGCAAGCGCGAATCCGAAATTGCTATTAGTGCAACAGCGCCTTGGTACAGCAAAATGGTTACACCAACCCTTGCAATTGGCATGTTTGTGCTCTGGGGTGTGGTCAACATCATGCTGCTCAACAGCGCAATCCCTGACCCCATGCGCGAGATCGTTATCCGTATGCTCGGCTCACTTGATGCAGCAAACATGTTGATCTTGAGCTATTACTTTGGAAACTCACATAAGCACTAATTATGAACCTCTCTGAACATTTCACTTTCGAAGAACTTACTCATACGGACCACCGTGAACTTGATAACACGCCCAATGAATCAGAAACTGCAAACCTTAAACGCCTTGCTGCTTTCCTTGAGGAAGTTAAAACCGTCTTGGGCGGCAAACCGATTATGGTCAATTCGGCTTTCCGATCAAAAGCTGTCAATGATGCTGTGGGCAGCAAAGACACTTCTCAGCATCGCGTCGGCTGCGCTGCTGACATTCGGATTCCGGGCATGACACCAGATGAAGTCGTCAAGACCATCATTGCCAGCAACTTGGGTTATGACCAGATCATCCGTGAGTTTGACCGTTGGACCCATATCAGCGTGCCCAACGTGGCTGGCGCTATTCCACGCAAAAGCAAACTGATCATTGACAAATTGGGCACACGCCCCTACGCATAAGTGTGCAGCCACAACGCCAACAACGAAAAAATTACAATACCGACAACGCCAGTAAACAGCCACCATAAAAAATTATTCATACGGCCTCCACAATAGGTCGGTAATTACTTTTCTTCCGCATTTAACGCCTCCCATTCTTCTGCCGTGATTAACGGAATCAGGCTTGGCTCTTTAGCCTGCTGCATTGCATTGTGCACAGCCATCTGGCGCAAACGGGATTCCATCTCTATCCGATTAAACTCATCGTCTTCGTCAGTCATGCTTGCTCCTTTTTATATTCAGCGCCGCACTTAGCACAGTGCCATTGCGGTTTTGTGGTGGTAGCGTCAATCCATTCGTGAGTGCAGGGGGTTTGGCTTCTTGCTCGAATAGCTTTGGCTACAACAGTCCCGTAAATTTTTATGCCAGTTGGTATATGCGTATCACAAATAGTAGCTGCCGCCAATTTTGCACACGCTTCACGCTCAACTTGTACAGCTTCAGCCACACACATAGGCCTATCGCAAAACGGGCTGCACGAATGGATTTCATCAGCAATCTGGCGTTTGCGCCAACCTGAATCAGTCATGGTTTTGGTCCAATGCTGTAGTGGTAATGTGGTCAACAAGGCTTTGCATCAACAAATGTCCAATGTCTATATCAGTGCCTGAAATGTAAGCATTGACTAAATCCATGCACTCGTCTTGATCTGGTTCATAAGCCAAGCCCATTGAATCCTTAGACCCGAATTCAGCGGGGAAGTATTCCAAGAAGCAAACAAGGTCAACACCTTCAACCTCGCAAGCAAATTCAAAAAGCCCATTAGGGCATTCGGGGGTCATACCGACCACCATGCGACCAACAGACAGGCCATGCCTGCGCCAATAACAAAAGCCAGCACATACCCCGCAACTTGCTCCCAAAGCGGTTCTGGTTGACCGTGGCCTTGCACATAAATGCACTCAGCGGATGTTCTAGGTGTTTGCAGATTTTTCATTTTGATTTCCTTAAAAAGACCCCAAGAGGTTTGGGGCATGGCTGAATAATATCACAATTGTGAAGTCTGTAAAGCTTTTTCCAATTTATAAAACCATTTGTCGGCTCGGCGCTGGCAGTCAATGTCAAAACCGTTCTGCCTCAACTCAGAAATGATGCTGTTTACGGCGCAGACGTTTGCTTCTTTGATGATGTCCAGGGTAGTAAATTCACCACCCTGAGACAGCAGTTCAAGCACACGGTTTAATCGGTCGCTGTTTTCAATGCTGGCTGCGTTCATTTCAACTCCTAGAAAGGTAAATGTTTCCATATTAATGATTCAAAATTTTGGCTTGTTTTGCCTGTGCCATTTCTTGTGGCAAACCTCGCAAAGCCATCTAACATCAAATGGTTTTGAGTAATCATCGTGGTGGCCTTCTATTTTTTTAGTTGATCCACAATCAGAACAAAATTCTTGTCTCTTGATCTTTCCATCTCGAACTGCATTACCAAACAAGTAACGAGTGGCTTTTTTAAGCGGATATCGCACGTTGTATATCTGCATGGCTTTTTTATGAGACAACTTCCCCGCTTCGGTTTTTGCATACTCTTTTTGAGCCGCAATTCGATCAGAATTTTTTGCTCTATTTGCGTCATACTTTTTAATGCGGTCAATGTTTTCATCTCGGTGTTTTTTGACTCTGGACTTAACACATTCAATGCACTTATTAAGATGTCCATCGACCATCTCGCTGTGCTTGTAATATTTATCCAGAGGCTTTTCAACTCCACAATCTCGGCAGATTTTCATGGTCACTCCTAAAATGGAGTGTTCATTATATACCGTTTTAGAATGGAATATCGTCTAAGTTTGAATCTTCAAACGATGCTGACTTGCGCTCTTGGCGCTCTTCTTGCGGCCTTGGGTCATTGATGTATGCCCAACCATCCCAACCGCCCTCACGCAGTGGAATGACATCGAGCTTGAGCATCGGGCCATTCTTTGTCTCTATGATTGATCCGATACGCTGATAACGCTTTTTGCGTTCACCAACTGCGTTTGTGTACTCACCTGTAATGCACGAGATTTCTTTGCTAACTTTTGACATTTTTATTCTCCAATAATGGTTTTGAGGAATTTCACTTTGGCATCAACTTCTGCCAAAAACTTTAAGACTTCATCTTCAGCGATTTTGAGCCAATCGTCATTGCGCTCAACACGAAAAATAAACAACTGCGCTTTGCTTGGCATACGAGGATCAAAAACAACGTAATCGCACCAGGCCCGATCAGCGCAGCGCATTTGCCACTGCATCTGTGCGTAATACTTGGCATCAACTGGATTGTTGCCTTGAGAATGAGTAAGCCAAACCTCGAGGGCAGTGCTAGATGATGGGCATTTAATCTCTACCATTCCATCACCTACCAAGCCATCGGGAGAGGCTCCAGCGGCCTCAATCGTTGGGTGAGGCATGAACCCTACTTCCTCAACCATTTGCCCCGTGTGTGCCTCATATGCTGCTCTGGCAAAGGGTTCTTGTTCAGTACCCCAGGCCATTGCTGCATTAGAAAAAGACTCAGCTCGGGTCTGGGTGATCCGTTCCAGTACCAACTGCGTCATGTAATTGGCACGGCTTGCGCTATAACCTGTTTTAGTTTTGGCAAGCACATCAGCCAATCGGCTGGCGGTAACCTTGCCTAAACGGTTTGCAAACCAGCTGTCGGTTCCTTGTTCTTCATTCATGATGTTTCCTTTTTTGCTCGTTCAATTCGTGCTTTCTTTGCTTGAATAACTTTGGCCTGTAATGCTTGGTTGCCTTGACAGGCTTCCAGTGCATCTTTGTAAACCTTTGCAAGTTCATCACTGTTACCGCTGGCCTCGATTGCAGCCAAGTGATCGGTAATATCTGGGGTCGGTACAGATTTGCGTGTAGCTGCATTTCCGTCATCGTCTTCAGGAGCAATGCCGCAAGCTGCCATCAGGCTGTAGCGCCTTGCGTATGTCAGCGCAGACCCGTATCCCTGCGGGTCTTGCTTGGATGCTGGAACATGAAGTTTGCCGCACTCCAGCATTTCTCCAGATTCATGGATAAATACAGTTTCCACCGTAACCCCAGTGGTGTCCTCGCTGGTGCGCTGTACAAGGGCAATGCCTGCCCCGTTTAGACCCTCAATTACTGCCTCAACGCAAGCAGAAAGGTCTGCATAGCGTGATTTGAAGTGAGGGTTAGTGCTGCTTTTAAGAGCAGGGCCAAAAGCCTTTTGTGCCTGGACTAAGGCAGTTGCTATCAGTTTCATTCCGTGTACTCCAGTGCTTGCAGTTTGCTGATTTGATCGTTGATTGCTTCTATTGACTTTTGAAAGTCAACCATCACCTTTTGCCTTTTTTCTTTTAGTGCAACGATCTGCTGTGCACGTGGATCGTAGTTGTCAGGCACTTCCATCTCAATGTCTTGCTCACAGACAAAGGTGTAATGATCTGAATCATGCTGGTAAGCAAAAGGAACAAACTTGCCTTCAGTTTCCCAAACGTATTTGCAAAAATATATGTAGAGTTTGGTTTGGATTTTCATGATGTTCTTTAATGAGGGTTGCAATTGTTGAGAGCTGTGGTGCATTCAGCTTCCGTGCCAATGAACAAAGGCTTGACGTTGCCCATCTGAGGGACGGGGCGAACAATGTATTTGTCGTAAAAAACTGACCAAATAATTTCGTACATGATGTTTCCTTTAAAAACCCTTGCGGGATTGATGGGGCCGAAGCCCCGTTGATTAGTTTTGAGAAAAGTCGTATTCAAGAGCTTCAGAAAAAGAACCGTAGGCAGGGCCAAGTTCTTCGTCTTCATCTTCATGGAAATACATTTCAATGTCTTTATAGCCCTCATTGATGGCTTCTTCTGCAACTTGTTCAGCCTGTGAATAAGTTTTGCAATTGTTTGAAATAGTGCTGCGAGATACACGATTTCCAAAGTGACGATTGCCACTAACTATCCAAAATCCGTTGTTCATGATTTGCTTTCTTAAAAGACCCTGAGAAGTTCAAGGCATGGCTAGATCATATCACGTTTGTGAAGTCTGCAAGCTTTTTTTAACTTATTTTTATAGGTGATTTCCCTAATCTTTACGATCACAACTGTGATATAGTCAGCGGATGGACATCTTAGAAATTGCAATCAAGGAAGCAGGCGGCACAGGTCGCTTGGCCTATCTTTTAGACTTAAAGCAGAACGTGGTGAGCAACTGGCGGCAACGTGGTGTACCAAAAGGATGGGAACAAGTGCTGCGAATTAAATTTAAAAAGCAGATTGCATCTGCTGGGAAAGTGGTATAGTGTTTTGAAACCCGGCTAGGGTGGGCCTGATCTCCCAACCGAAAAGCGTACTCCCCGCCTGCCGAAGTTTCTTTTTGGGAGAGTTGCGGAGTTGCTTTAATGCACTATTATCAATTTAACATAGGTGACTATGTTAGTCACACACGGCATTTGTCTCCAATCGAGGACATTGCTTATCGCCGACTTCTTGATGCTTACTATCTTTCTGAACGACCGTTGAACAGCGGTTTAACGTCCGTTGCGCGTCAGATTGGTATGCGAGAACATGAAGAAGAAGTTGGCTTAGTACTTCAAGAGTTTTTTGTTCTTGGCGAAGATGGCTGGACAAGCAATCGTGCTGACAAAGAAATTGCTCATTACAAATCAAAAATTGAACAAGCGTCAAAGGCTGGTAAAGCATCCGCAGAACGCAGGTCTAGCGCCCGTTCAACGGACGTTCAACCAACCAATAACCAAGAACCAATAACCAATAACCATAAACCAATAGTAGAGAAGAAGCAGCGCGGTTCCCGCTTGCCAACAGATTTTGAACTTCCAAACGATTGGATTGTTTTTTGCAACCAAGAACGACCAGACCTTCAGCCTTACAAAGTTTTTGACAACTTTAAAGATTACTGGATGTCGGCTCCTAAAGGAACAAAGCTGGATTGGTCAGCAACTTGGCGCAATTGGGTTCGCAGTCAGAAAGCTGATAAGCAAAACGAGCTTTCCAAAACTGGAAAAATCAATCAAACGGTTCAGTCAGGTTTAACCCGTGGTCTTATTGGAGGACTTCACAATGTCAAATTACTCGGAAACTGATTTTTGCACTAAAGACGATGGCTTGGATTACATCTTTGCCGTTATGGGGGCAACTTACGGCGCAGCATTTAGCCGACATTTTGAAGGCATGGATTTAGATTTAGTTCGAAATGTCTGGGCTAACCAGCTTGGAAACTTTCTGACTTACAAGCCATCGCTGTATCACGCCATTAGATTGTTGCCGCCTGACTTTCCACCAAGCGCAGTTAAGTTTAGAGACTTTTGCAATTCAGGGCCGCACATTCCTGTTAAGCCTGTTTTAAAAATTGAACGACAGCCAACATTGCATGAACAAATGGCGACACAGAAAGCCAAGCACGAAGCCTTGCAAAAACTTGCCCAATTACGGAAAGAATACGGTTACAAATGAATTATGACCAAGCAAACCAAATCCTTGACCGAGCCAAAGAAGGCCAGCAATTTAGCTCTTTTGTCATCGACCGAGCTTTGTGCCTTACGGGAGACATTGACCCAGACCGAAGCCCAGGAATGGGTGAGGCGCTACAAGACGAAATTAAAGGAGGCTGGGAAAAAAGAAGCGTTTTATTGGTGGCAAACCACATTGGAAGACATAACCAAGCGGCGGGGTGAAGCTGCTGCCACTAATCTCAGAAACAGAATGAACCTAGAAAGATCAAAATGAAAATTGATGTACAAAAAATGCACAGTGTTGGCTTTGGGGTCTTGTTTTTTCCAAATTACGGCATTGGAATTCAAATCGGCAGACGTTGGTTTGGTATCAAAAAATGAGATACGCTGCCCGAGTGGATAAAAATCAAAGTGAAATTGTTGCAGCACTGCGAGCCGCTGGCGCTTACGTTTGGATTATTGGTCTTCCTGTTGACCTTTTGGTTGGATTCAGGAACCACACCTTTCTTGTAGAGATCAAAGATGGCTCTAAAAAGCGTTTAACGCCCCTACAAGAGGACTTTTTTAAGTTTTGGTCTGGTAGTACGTTGGCAAGGGTTGATGGCCCTGAAGCGGCTTTACGAATGATTGGGGTCATCAAGTGAGCAGCCTTGACAAAGCCGTTGATTATTTGCGCGACCATGCGGGTGACTATGCTGTAGCCGAAGCGCAGTTGGTCTACATGACGGAAATGCGGAAAACAGTTAAAGCGCAATTAATGCGAGATTTTGAGATACAAGGCCACAAAACCACTGCTGCCCAAGAACGCGAAGCCTACGCCGACCCAAAATATATCCAGCATCTGGTAGCATTGCAGGGAGCTGTGGAGCAAAGAGAGCGCACCCGCTGGCTGATGATTGCAGCCCAGGCGAGAATTGAAGCAGAAAAAGCCAATATTTACGCTGGTAATAGAACTGACAGGGCAATGCGGTGAGTTACGAAAAACACAAGTACATCAGAAGCAAGAAACTTTTAAAGCTGGTGGCAAGCCTTGATTGCCAATTGTGTGGATCTGGAGTATGCGTCCAGGCGGCACACACAAACTGGGGCGGCGGCAAAGGCCGTGGCATAAAGGCTGATGACAATCTTACAGCTGCACTGTGCATGAGTTGCCACCACAACATTGACCAAGGCACAAAATGGTCAAAAACCGAAAGACAGCAGGCTTGGAACGTGGCGCACTACAAAACCGTCCAGACCCTTACCGACAATGGGCAATGGCCTGTTGACATTCCCGTTCCCAAATTGGTATAGTGCATAAATGGATAAAAATGCCGAAGTTGCCGAGTTCGTAGCCACTCTGTTTCACAGTGGCACGATTACTCATTTTCAGCATTTGCAGACACGGGAATACGCTACCCACAAAGCATTGGGCAAGTTTTACCCTAAGATTGTTGACTTAGCAGACTCATTGGCTGAGAGCTATCAGGGCCGATACAACTCCAGGATGAATAAGTTTCCTGACGAGCTGCATCAGCCAAAAGAAACGCCAACCGAATACCTGACACAATTAAAAGCGTTTGTTCAGGAAGCTCGAATAGAAATCCCTCAAGATACAGAACTGCAAAACATCGTGGATGAAATTGCCGATCTGATCAATTCAACCTTGTATTTACTCACCCTTAAATAGGAATCATCATGCAAAAATTGTCTAAAGACATGGCTGGCTACGGCAACACCGCAAAAATGGCAGGCAACCCAACCCCTGACATGAAATCCAAGGGTAGCGTTAAAAACAACATCCCTAATGCAATGAGCAACAAAATGGGCGCAGACAACAAATGCGAAGGCGGCAAATCAATGGGTGTTTGCTACACTCACGACCGCAAATCTAGCCAGTAAAGCGAAACGCCCTTAGACGGAGAATCTAGGGGCGCTTCTAACCAAACAATAGAAAGGTATTGAATGGCTGAATCAGATTCTAATTGTGGAAACTGCAAATTCTTCAAGAATATGCAGATCATGGGCCTTTGTCGCCACAGTCCACAGCAGCAGAACAAGCACCATAGTGATTGGTGCGGTCAACACCAGGCGCAAGAGGCAGGCATCATTAAACTGCCCGTTTACGACATCATGACGGACAAAACCACTGAAGTTTCTGTTCGCAAAAAGCCTGGAAGACCAAAAAAATGTTAAGCCCATTGCATGATCGTGTTGTGGTAAAGCCACAAGTTCGAAATCTATCCGACATTATTTATGTCAACAACAAAGAAGCCTTCAACGAGGGGACTATTGTCGCCATCGGCCCAAAGGTTTACGATGTGAAGGTGGGAGACTTTATCAAATATGGGAATGGGGATTACCTTAATTGGCCCACCCATAAAATTGAAGGTCAAGATTATCAAATCATTCAACTAGCCGACATTTGCGCGGTTGTGGAACCAACATGAGCAAATTTTGTTGCCCTAAATGCAAGAAATTTGAATTGAAATTTGCTGATTCAGATGAAATGTATGTTTGCGATAATTGCTATTATTGGTGGTATTTAGATGAATTGGAGCCAAAATGAAAACTGGACTTTACGCTAACATTCATGCGAAGCAAGAACGCATCAAGAGTGAAAAGGCAACTGGTAAACCTGTAGAGCGCATGAGGTCGCCAGGTGCAAAGGGCGCACCGACTGCTCAAGCCTTTAAGCAATCTGCTAAGACTGCGAAGAAGAAATGACAAAGCACGACAAGCCTATTCCCCACAAGACCACAGGCAAGGGGAAAACATACAACCCGACTGAAAAAGGTGCGGGGATGACAGCCAAAGGTCGTGCAGAATACAATGCCAAGAACGGCTCAAATTTAAAGCCCCCTGCCCCAAATCCTAAGACAAAAGCAGATGCAGGCCGTAAAGCATCATTTTGCGCTAGGATGGAGGGTGTAGTAAAAAACGCCAAAGGCCCAGCAGAACGAGCCAAGGCATCCCTTAAAAACTGGAACTGTTAAAGGAACATCATGTCAAACTCAGTAGCAACAGGCGTAGCCTACCAAGACCCCGAATTTACAACCTGCTATGCAAGCGCAGAGATTGGTTACTCAGCAGCTGGACAAGGCGCTGTGACCCAGTTGACAGATAAGTCTACAGGCGTGACTTTAAACAAATCTGCTGGTCGCATCACAATGAATAACGCTGCTTTGGCTGGAGCCACTGCTGTGTCGTTTATCCTGACCAACAGCTTGATTTCAATCAATGACACGATCATTGTGTGCGTGTCTAGCAACACCACTGGTAGTGCTGCTGGCGCTTATACGACCTATGTTTCTTACTTGGCTGCTGGTTCTGCTTTGATTACATTGCGTAACTTGACCGCATCGACTTCTTATTCTGAAGCCGTGATCATTAACTTTTCAATCATTCACGGTGCATCGTAATGCCTTTAATTGCATCAATGACGCCAAAGGCATTGAAGGCCAACATTAAGGCAGAGATAGAAGCAGGCAAGCCGCCTAAACAAGCGGTTGCCATTGCTTACTCTGTAAAGCGTGAAGCCGAGAAAAAAGCCAAACCAAAGCCCAAAAAGTGAAAATAACCCAAAAGAAAGTCACAGAGCTAATTCCTTATGTAAACAACAGCCGCACCCACTCAGATGAACAAGTGGCACAGATCGCGGCAAGCATCAAAGAATTTGGCTGGACTAACCCAATCCTGGTAGATGGATCAAACGGCATCATTGCTGGGCATGGTCGCCTCATGGCTGCGCGTAAGTTGGGCTTTAAAGAAGTACCTACCATCGAGCTGGCAGATCTGACCGACACGCAGCGTAAGGCATACATCATTGCTGACAACCGCCTTGCCCTGAACGCAGGGTGGGACAATGAAATGCTCACCATCGAGTTGAACGACTTGCTGGCAGACGGGTTTGCGTTAGAAATCTTGGGTTTTGACACCAAAGAACTAGACGCACTGCTAGAGCCTGAAGTTGTGGAAGGGTTGACAGACGAGGATGCCGTTCCTGATATGCCTGAAGAGCCAATTACTAAGCTGGGCGACATTTACCAATTGGGCAAGCACCGCCTAATGTGTGGTGATTCAACATTTATTGATGATGTTGAAAAATTGATGCAAGGAACATATCCAGATCTTGTTCATACAGATCCACCTTATGGCATGAACGCTGTAAGCAAATCGTCAGTATTAAAAAAGAATTACAAAATTGATATTCTTGGTGATGACACGCCTGATGCGGCAAAGGATGCCTTTAATCTGATTTATGGTCTGTATCCTGAGGCTAAACACATTTGGTGGGGAGCAAATTACTATTGTTCCGCATTACCAGATAGTGAATGTTGGCTTGTATGGGATAAGAACAATGGTCAATCTGACCAAACAGATTGTGAGCTTGCATGGGCAAATTTCCGCAGTGTTGTTCGCCAGTTTACACAAGCGTCAGAAAAGACCAACCGTGTTCACCCAACACAAAAGCCCGTGTCGCTTATGGAATGGATTATCAAGCGGTTTAAATTGTCATCTAAGACAATTGCTGATTTCTTTGGTGGATCTGGTAGCACATTAATTGCCGCAGAAAAGCATGGAATTCAAGCATTCATAATGGAATTCGACCCTAAATTCTGCGATGTTATTGTAAAGCGTTGGGAAGATTTCACAGGAAAGAAAGCCATTCTTTTGACACAAACTGTAGAAACTGCTTAAAATTTAAGCGAGTTCCCCCATATAAAAGATGCCAGTAATTCCACAAGAGGCTCATAAGCCAACCGATGAGAGTAAAAGGCTGGTTGAATCCAGCAGCGGGTTAGGCTTGCCGCACGAATCTATTGCCGTTTTGGTGGGTATTGATGACAAGACCCTCCGCAAGTATTACCGCCATGAATTAGACATGGGAAAGGCCAAAGCCAACGGGCAGATTGCTAAGACGTTATTTCAAAAGGCCACCGCAGGTGATACGACAAGCCTGATCTGGTGGACTAAAAGCCAAATGCGCTGGTCTGAAACGGTTAAGGCCGAAGTCACAGGCGCAGATGGTGAGCCACTTCAGGGCATCCAGGTCACCTTTGTAAAGCCAAATGAGTGAAGTTCAAAACGCTATTGCAAGGGCAGAATTCCCTGTAAAGCTGGAAGGTCTGTTTAAGAAAAGCCGCTACAAGGTGGCCTATGGCGGCAGGGGCGGCGCTAAGTCTTGGGGAATAGCCAGGGCGTTGCTAATACTTGGCGCAAAAAGCCCTTTGCGGATCTTGTGCGCGAGGGAGTTTATGACCTCTATGCGGGATTCGGTGCATAAGCTGCTTTGCGACCAGATAGAGGCACTTAGCTTGTTTGGCTTTTATGAGATAACGCAGGCCAGCATCAAGGGTAAGAACGGAACAGAGTTTTCATTTGTTGGCCTGAAAAACAACATTGCCAATGTCAAGTCTTATGAAGGCGTGGACATTTGTTGGGTGGAAGAAGCTCAAACGGTGAGCCGACTTAGTTGGAATGTGCTTATCCCGACCATTCGCAAAGAGGGCAGCGAGATATGGGTTTCGTTTAACCCTGAGTTGGAAACAGACGAGACTTACCAGCGTTTTGTCGCAATTCCCCCAGCAGACTGCATCACCATGAAAGTTAACTGGTCGGACAACCCTTGGTTTCCCGAAACGCTCAAACTTGAGAAAGATTCTCTCAAGGTAAGGGATGAAGAAGCCTACAACCAGGTCTGGGAAGGATTATGCCGCCAAACAGTGGACGGGGCTATCTTTGCCAAAGAGATGCAGCAGGCCGAGAAGGAAGGGCGCATCTGCCGAGTGGCGTATGACGCAACAAAGCCCGTACACGCTGTTTTTGATTTAGGATGGTCTGACAGTACAGCCATCTGGTTTTTGCAGTTTGTAGGCATGGAAACAAGGCTCATTCGGTACATTGAGGACAGCCAGAAGACGATTAGTTATTACCTGGCTACCATGCAGACATTTGGGTATGTGTACGACACCATTTGGCTTCCGCACGATGCAGAGAACAAGACATTGGCAGCAGCTGGTCGCACCATTGATGACATCGTAAGGGCGGCAGGCTACAAGACTAGGATCATGCCAAGAGTGCCAATTCTTGATTCGATAAATGCCGCTAGGACAATTTTCCCGACCTGTTACTTTGATAGGGAACAAACTGCGGATGGCTTGGCCTGCCTAAGACATTATCGATACGAGGTTGACCCTGACACAGGGCAGTTCAGCCGAAACCCCTTGCATGATCACTATTCACACGGGGCAGACGCATTTAGATACATTGCTCTTATGATAAAAGAACCTGTTAAACCCAAAAAGTCAGCACAGATTGCCACTGTTGGCAATTGGATGGGATAATGAAGCACGAAATAAAGGGCTGAACATGGCTTACCAAGACGAAACAGGCAATAAAGACAAGATCAACGATGCCATTAAATTTTGGCGTTTGGTCAACGATTCCGACTCCAATAATCGGGCAGAAGCCCTGAATGACATTAAGTTTGCCGCTGGTGATCAATGGCCTGTGGAGATTCAGAACAGCCGAAACCTTGAATCGCGTCCATGCCTGACGATCAACAAGATTGATGCCTACATTCGCCAGGTGACCAATCAGCAGCGGATGCAGCGCCCCCGCATCAAGGTTCACCCTGTTAATAACCTGGCTGATTACAAGATTGCCCAAGTTATCGAGGGCATTACCCGCCACATCGAGGTGAATTCAAACGCTGATACTGCCTACGACACCGCATTTGACTATGCCGTTCGCATGGGATGGGGCTATTGGCGCGTCAACACACGATATGTGAGCGAGGATTCCTTTGACCAAGAAATCTTCATCGACACCATCGACAACCCGTTTACGGTCTATTTTGATCCTAATTCCATCCTTCCTGATGGCTCAGACGCAGAACGCTGCCTGATAACCACAGTGATGGACAAGAAGGTTTTTAAAGAATACTACCCAGACGCTGATGATGGTGCTAACTTCCAACAACGGTCTACTGGTGATGACACAGCTGCATGGATCACCAAAGAGGACATTCGGATTGCAGAATTCTTTTATGTTGAGCGTGAACGAGCCAAACTGTATTTGCTGAGTGATGGCACTTCAGGCTTTGCGGACTCAGAAAACTTTTTTGCCCGTGTAGAGGCATCTGGTTTGACCGTGGTGGATGAGCGTGATAGCTTCCGCAAAGTAGTCAAATGGATGAAATGCACCTCATTAGAGATTCTTGAAGAAAAGACAATGGCGGGTAAATACATCCCCGTTGTGCCGTGTTATGGCGCTCAAGTGATCATTGACGATAAGCGCAAGAAATACGGCCTGGTGCGGTTTGCTAAAGACCCGCAACGGATGTACAACTTCTGGCGCACCAGCATGACCGAAAGCGTAGCCTTGGCTCCCAAAGCCAAATGGTTGCTTGCTGAAGGCCAGGACGAAGGTCACGAAAACGAATGGGCGCAAGCCAACATCAAGTCAAGCCCCGTACTGCGGTACAAGCAAAAAGACATCGAGGGCGTACCAGCACCCGCACCAGTTCGACTACAGCCAGAGCCGCCACCTATGGGCATCATGGAAGCCGCTGGCGCTATTTCGGCTGACTTGCAGATGGTTTTGGGTGTACTTGATCCAAACCAGCTGCCAAGCGGAAACATTTCAGGCAAGGCATTACAAGGCCAACAAAATCAGGTTGACCTGTCAAACTTCCATTACTACGATAACTTGACCCGTTCAATCCGGCATACGGGCAAAATTATTTTGGATTTAATTCCCAAGATTTACGACACGCAAAGAGTGATGCGGATTATTGGCTCTGATGGTCAGCCCGACATGACCACCATTAACGAGCAAAACGAGATTGGCGAAGTGCTGAATGATGTGACCGTTGGTGAATACGACGTGGTGATGGACACAGGCCCAGGCTTCCAAACCAAACGCCAGCAGGCGGTTGAAAGCATGATGCCGCTAATGACGGGCAACCCTGAGTTGTTTAACATTGCTGGTGATTTGGTCTTCAGAAACATGGACTTCCCTGGTGCTGATGTAATTGCAGATCGTCTGGCTGCGATGAATCCGATGGCTAATATTGACGAAAAATCAGAAATACCACCGCAAGTTCAAATGCAGTTGGCTCAGTCTAAACAGGCCATTGAGCAGCTGCAACAGCAATTGCAGGCGGCTGGTTTAGAGATTAATAACAGGGCGCAGGTGGCTCAGATTCGTGAAGAAGGCGCAACCAAACGCAAACTCTTAGAAGTTACTGCTAAGGCGCACAACACCGAGACAATGGCAGAGGTCAAGGTCAACGATCAAAACACCCGCAGCATTACTAGCCAGAACAAGACTGAAATTGATGCCTTGGTAAAAATGCTTATTGCAAGAATGTCGCCAAATCAATTATTGGCTGAGATTGACCGCCTAAATGCAGAACAGCAACAATATGCGATGGCGGCAGCAGCTGATATTAGCCAAGGTGCTAGTCCATTTACACAGCCAATGCAACAATAATTGACAAACTAGAAATTAGGGTAAATAATTACCAAAACCTTACCAGTGAGGCTCATTGGGAAAATTCTTTGAGGAAACTCAATGTCAGAAGTTCAGGAAGCATCACAAGTGCAACCAAAGGTAGCCGCTAACGTGGTTACAAGTGAAAATTTAGCTGAATTTAACGCTAAAAGAATGGGTTTAGCTGATTCAAAGCCTAGCGAGGCTGCACCAGTTGCAGAGCCGCCAGAGGTTGATAATGGGCAGAGTGAACCAGTTGAAGCGTCAGAGGAAGCGACAACAACAGAGGATCGAAAACGAAATCCCAAGTTGGAGATTCGGTTTGAGAAGATAACCAAGCAACGTGAAGAAGCTAGGGAAGAAGCCCGTAAAGAGCGCGAAGCAAGGGAATCTTTGGAAGCCAAGGTTAGGGAACTGGAAAGCAGATCGCAGCCCCCAAAGGCTCAATCTTCTGAGGAACCCCGACCAGAGCAGTTCACTGATATGTACGAATATGCGAAAGCATTAACGGACTATAAAGTGGATCAGCGATTAAGTGAAGAAAAGCAAAAAGTAGAACAGGCAAAGATTGAAGCGCAGCGCCAAGAAGTGATTAACACTTGGACTAAGCGGGTTCAGTCTGCGAAATCTGAGATACCAGACTTTGAGGAAATGGTTGGATCGGCTGACGTTACTGTCAGCAACGAAATTCGTGATGCAATCTTTGAATCAGATGTCGGGCCTCAACTGTTGTACCATCTTGCTGAGAATCCCGAAATTGCGGAAAAACTGCAAGGCATGACACTCACAACCGCATTGAGGACTATTGGGAAATTGGAGGCACAGTTTGAAAAGACCGAGCCTCAGACAAAGACTGTTGTTGGTAGAAGTAAAGCACCAGCGCCGATTAATCCTATCAGGTCGGCGGCAAACGGCAGAGATGTACCCCTTACCAGCGATGGTAAATTTGAAGGGTCATATCAAGCCTATAAAGCCGCACGAATGGCAGGGCGAATCCGCTAAACCCATTCTTTTTAAGGAAATAAAATGAGCAATAACCTGCTTACCATCTCCATGATCACCAACGAAGCGTTGATGGTTTTGGAAAACGAATTGACTTTTACATCTGAAGTCGAGCGCAACTATGATGATCAGTTTTCTGTCAGTGGCGCGAAAATTGGTAATACCTTAAATGTACGCCGTCCTGGTCGTTTCATCGGTACTACTGGCCCAGCTTTGAACGTTGAAGACTTCAACGAGACAAGCGTTCCAGTGACCTTGAGCACTCAGTTTCACGTTGACACTCAGTTCACCACCGCTGACCTTACCTTGTCTCTTGACCAATTCTCTAATCGTGTGTTGAAGCCTGCTGTCGCAGCTGTTGCCAACAAGATCGATTTTGACGGTCTGACAATGGCTAAGAACAGCACCGCCAACATCGTTGGTACTGCTGGTACACCTCCCACATCTTTGCTCACCTACTTGACCGCTGGTGCTTACTTGGATTCAGAGGGCGCACCCCGTGATGGTCGTAGGTCTTGCATCGTTGAGCCTTTCACAGGCGCAACCATTGTGGACAGCTTGAAAGGTTTGTTTGTTCCCTCCGATGTGATCGGCAAGCAATACCAAAAAGGCATGATGGGCCGTGACTCTGCTGG